TTCAATTGGAATCTGATCCTGATTTACCAAATCAAGTTAGAATAACCGATGACCAACACACAGCAGTAGATTTCAATAAACCATTAAACCCACAGAGAAGTACGTATGTTAATGGAGAAATTTTAAATAATGGGATATTCTTTTTTCCTGTGTGGAGACAAGATAGTATTGTAAAATCACAGAATATATCTGCAAATGTACCAACAGCAATGCAATTAGCAACGATGTACGGTTCAAATTTAGATCAATTTAAATATCCAAATGGAGCTGGGATAACAGGTGAAAAAAACGGATTGATTATCGGTGGACTCAATAATGAAAATTCAGATAGAGACAACAAAGGGGTGGACTTTGCATTTAAAAATAATTTAGAGATAGGAAATGCAAATGGTTTTGCTGGAGAAGATTTAGAAAAAAATGGTTCAGACGATGGAATTGTCAAATACATGGTAGATAATATAGAGGAAATAAAAAAATCAGTAAACGATTTGACAGAAGAAAAAGATGTTGAAACTAAAGAAGCTTCAGAATGGAAAAAAGTAACTTGGGAAAGAATCGATTATGATAGTTCGAAACCAGTTCCACCTTTAAATTTTTTGACACCATCAGAACGAGTAGGTGCATTTAAAGATGTAGATAAAAGTCAAAGAGAAAATTTAGCAACTTTACTTGGTTCGAAATATGAGACTTCAGGAGACAATGATTCAGATTATAAAATAAAAAAAGATTTTAAAGACAGTATAGGATATTTATCCACAGAGCATATCGAGGGTGGTAGTGGAGATACCGAACAATCTATATTAGTTCCACTTGAAATGGAACTTGAGATAGACGGAACAGGTGGTATTTATCCTGGTAATTCATATCACTCAACATATCTACCTCAAAGGTATCAAGATAAAACTGTTTTTCAAATATTTGATGTGAGCCACACAGTAAGTTCTACTGGATGGACAACATCATTGTCTGGTAAAATGAGGACAAGTTATAATCAAATATTTGTGGTGAAAGATAAAGATAGTGTCGTTTCAGATTTGATTGAAAATTATCAGAAAAAATTAAAAAATGACTCTAATAAAGATAAAGCAGAAGCACAAGAAAGAAAGATAGAATTAGACGACCAAAAAACTAAAATTGCAATACAAAAACAACTATTGGCTCCGAAGGGTTAAAAATGTCAAAATTAAAAGAAGAGATGATGGAAGTACACGAGGACACCGATTTCAAGGTAAACTTTGCTGGTGTGACTCAATTAGGTGAATTTAGATATACACATGGTGGTTCCGTACAACCTGGTTTAGAATACCACATACATTACACAAATGATAAAGAAGAAGTATTTATGACAGGTGGTTCTCATAACTCTAGTTCAAAAATAATAGAAAAGGTAAATGGTAGTCAAAGTTTATTTTCAACGTATTCCGAGTTAACTTCACGAGTTAGAGAGAATTACCCATCTAAACATACACCACTACCATCGGAGAGTGATTATAGGATTGGAACTTTTAAACGATACTTTACACAAAAAGCTAATAATCTTGATGGTGAAATATTTGAGATTAAAGAGGAAGATAATGAGATAAACAATTTATTTAGATATATTGTTTTAGATTGGAGGATTGGTGGATTAAAATCCGATGTCATTAGAGATAATCAAGTAACTATAGATTCCATTAGTAGGATTAGAGGTAATGAGCAATTTAGAAAAATATTATCCCCACTACAATATTGGAATCCACCAAAAGGTTCTGTTGATGATATACAAACAAAACTAAATAGAAGAAAAATAATGTAATTTAGAAAAATACATTGATATGTATATTAAATGGTTATAGTAGAAAACAACGAACAACTCAGTTCGTTTCTTAAGATATATAAAAAACAAGATAGTATTGTTTTACCTATACAATCTGATGAACACAAACATACAGTAGATGATGATATCTGTTTGCTTTACGTTCAGATTATTGATGGGGAAGAGTACGTTCTATCTTACAATCATAGTGAGTCTTTAAACTTAGACGAACACCCAAATCTAAAATCAGATACAACAAAGTATACCATAGATAAAAAAAGATTGCAACATTTAGTTGACATCGATAATGTTGTTGATGTAAATTTACTACACTATATTGAAACAAATCAACCATTGCAAGTTGATAATCTAGATACATCAGCTCATGGTTTTTTTAATATGAAACATTATCGAAAGAAAAATCTTAATAAGGTGATACCAATCTTAAAACACCTAGAAGTTTGTAGAAAGATAACAAGTATGTTGTTAGATGTTATTGATAGAAATAAAGAAGATGTAAACACATCATATAACGATGAGATACTAGGTAACCTTTCTTACATGGAAAGTAATGGTATACAAACTATGGATGGTATGGTTTATTCTGAATATAATATATTCACATCTACTGGCAGACCATCGAACAGATTTGGTGGAACGAACTTTGCAGCTCTGAATAAAAAAGATGGTAGTAGAAAACCATATGTAAGTAGATATAAAAATGGTGTATTGGTAGAGATGGACTACGATGCTTATCATCTCAGACTTATTGGTGAACGAATTGGTTATGATTTTCCAAAAGGTTCTGTACATGAACACATGGCAGAGTTCTATGGTGTTGATTATGAAGAGAGTAAGAAGTTATCATTTCAATATCTATATGGTTTTACACCATATGAAGTGTCTCAACTTAATCCATTTTTTGCTAGAGTAGAGAATTATATAAAGGATTTATGGGACAAATATAATAATGAAGAATTTATACTATCCGATATTTATAATAAGAAGATATTTAGGAAAAATTTAGATGGAATGAACGCTAACAAGTTGTTCAATTACACAATTCAGTTAATGGAAACTGAGAACAATATGAAAGTTTTATCAGAATTAATTCCTAATATTAAAGACTATAAAAGTAAATTAATACTATATAGTTATGATAGTTTTTTGTTTGACTTTAATATGGAAGATGGTTTAGATTACATCAAGAAAGTTAAAGAAATATTAGAACAAAAAGATAAGTTTCCAGTTAAAGTTAGTTGGGGACTAAACTATCATGAAATGAAAGACATTACGGAGAAATTTGTATGATTCCAAATTGGAATAAAATATTAAAGGAATGGAGTTATAGAGTTGGTGTTATCAAACCAAATAATAGTGAACACCTACATCACCTAAATAATATATTAGAAGAACGTGGATGGCCACATGAGGTTATTAATGGGGTAATAAATAATTTAACAGAAGCAGAAGACGATAAATATGTTTCTATTGGTTATGGTAGGTATAAAGAAAAGGGTAAAGAAAAAGATTCTGATGCAGATGTATTTGTAAAAACTGATGCTGGTAAATATGTAAAATCATCAGACCAAAAAAGTGATGATAAAGGTGAAAAACCAAAACAAGTTGGTAAACCTTTAGGTAAAGGTGATTTCGATAGAGACTCTAAACAATCCACACCAAGTAAAGATTTTCAAAGAGATATGGGAAGTGATGAGAAAGAAAAAGAAGATAAACCTAAGACAAAAGGTGACCATGAATCTAAACAAAAACATATATCAAGTGGTTTTGTAAAAGGAGCTGCACCTGGTAACGCTGGTTCTATGTACAATGAGATTATGAGTGGAGAGGTTTCAGATTTACTACAAGATAATCCTGATGCAACGGAAGAAGAGTTAGTAAAAAGTATCTTAGATAAGTATGGTGATTCTAATTTGGCAAAACAAAACTCAAGTAATAAGATGGCTGGTGGATTAAAAACTGGTGAGTTACCAGATGGTTTACCAAAAGAAGAAAGAGAACTATATACCAAGACATTGATTGCAGTTAGAAGTGGTAAAAGAAAATACCAAAGGTCACAAAGTGCTTCAAAAGATTTAGGTTGGAAAAACACCGAAACATCAGAATATTTTGGTGACTCTGCAGGATTAAAAAAACAAGAAGAAGATATTAACTCTGCATCTAAAGTTGTGGATTTAGATGGTAATGAAATACCAAAAGATGAGATAATAGAATTAATCAGAGTTGGTGGTGGTGGAGACAATCCATCGGATACGGCTACAATTATTAAAAATAAAGATACTGGTGAGGCCACAATATTATTTACATCGGATAAAGATTCAACCAATGCTATTATAGCTCAATCATCCACTAAGGCTGAATCTACTCAAACCGATGATGCAATTCTACAATTAGGTGATGATGGTAAATTGTCCTCAGAGGAATCTGAAGCTATTGCAGGTGAGAGAAGAAATTATGCTAGTGGTTTAAAAGAGATAGAGAATAAGTTAAAGAGTGTAACCAATGAACCAGCTAATTATCTTAAAGATAATGTAGATGATAAGGTTGTTGACTCTATGGTCAATTCTTCTGCAGGTGCAAATCCAAGAAAGTATTTTGATGCCGAAAAGAAAAAATTTAGTAGTGATAAAAAGATACCTAAAACAGATAAAAAGTATTCAGACTTTTTACCAGAGGGTTCTGATTCACCACCTACAGATAAACAGATAGTACAGGCTCTTTTAAACTATGCTACATCAGGTGTAAAAGATTTAACAGGCCCACAACAAAAAATGATTGGTAAAGCTAATAAAGAAAATGGTGGCCCGAGTGTAGAGGAGTCTGTAGAGAAAGTTAGAAAAGATTCTATAGAATTACTTGACAAACAAATCTCAGACCTTGACCAAATAGAAGTTGATGGTGTAGGTGTAGGAACTTATATCGAGGGAAACAACATTTGGAAACAAGGACATATGGATGCCATAGGTGGTAAAAAAGGTGTTCATAAACATAGAGGTATGTTTGAAACAAATCATGCTGGACTTGTTTTGGATGGTAATGTTATGAAAAAGGCTTTGGGTGTTGAATCAAAAGAAGATTTTTTAAAGAAATTAAAAGTAGAAAAAACACAAGTACAAAAATCTAAAGAAGATAGAGTTACTGGTTCTACAGGTTTGGTTTATATGATGGTTGGTGACAAAAAAGTTCCAATTATGGAAAAGAGACAAAGAACAAAGGATGGCCCACTTGGAAAACTACAAACAGTTTATAAGTGGACACCAGAGTTCCAACAACTTATTAAGGATAATCAATAATGAGAACTCAACTACTTTGCACATTCGTAAATAAAAAAGATTTAAACTCTGTGATTAGTTTGATTATAGAGTGTTATGATGTTGTCTTTGACAAGATATATGTATTTGAAAACAATGAAGACCCAAATCAATTGTTTTGTACATATAATGTAGTACCTGATGATTTTGATTTTGCACAATCAAAGGACACCATATCACTACATAGAAAAAAACAAACAAATACATTATATACCATTAATGCATTAAATGAAATTATTAGAAGTGAAAACAATGGTGTGTTAGATAAATCATTTACCATCGAATGGGAAAATTTTCAAAATACATTATTATTGACTAATGAGAATGGATTACAGAAGATAGTCACAAAAATACACACAGTTGTTAATACAAGGAATTGGGAAGAGAGTCATTTTAATAGATAGGTTGTAAATGGATTATCCATTTTTTGTGCCAGATTGGCCAATTAGAAAAAAAGTTACAGAGAAATATCCCGACCTTAAAATAATAAATGAACAACCAACATCATTTTGGTTTGGTTCTGGTAGAAAGACCATGAAGAATGTTGACAAAAAAGTTCGTAGATTATTACAAAGGGCTGAACCCTATTTGCCTGTATTAGTTTTATATTCGATACCATTTAGGGATATTGGACAATATTCAAAAGGTGGTGAACGAACATTTAAGGCATACAGAAAGTTCGTAAAAAAGTTTACTGAAGGTATAGGAGATTATGCTCCAATTGTAATATACGAACCAGATTCAATTCCACATTTAAGTCAATTCCACCACAAAGATAAATTTCAAAGAATAGATTTGATGTCATATGCAGTGGATTATATAACCAATAATTCTAATGCTCTCTTGTATCTTGATGCAGGACATCCTAATTGGCACAAACCTAAGATTATTTCTAAACACTTAAAATCTGTTGGTGTCTCTAAATGTAGAGGATTCAGTATAAACATATCCAATTACTATTCAACTGATTATTGTATGACATATGGTAAACGGATAAGTAGATTAATCAGTAACAAACCATTTGTTATAGATACATCGCGAAATGGAAATGGTGGATTGGATGAAGAATGGTGTAATCCACCTGGTAGAAGAATCGGAGAATTTCCAACAACAAACACAAAAGATAAATTATGTGATGCCTTTTTATGGGTAAAACCACCTGGTGAATCAGACGGACGTAAATATAAAGGTAAGATTGCAGGTAGATTTGACCACATAAAAGCCCTTGAATTGATAAATAATAAAAAAAATGCTTGACCCGTATAGGCTTTTATTCGTAGCTTTAGTTATGATTATGGGGGGAATATATATTGATTGATGGTTCATGGGAGACCAGCTCCTTTCGCGGACGACATGCCGTTTGAGTAAATGATTTGAGGACTGTGAGGCAGACACTACATCAATCAAAATATTTAAAAAAAATGAAAAAAAGTGAAAAAAGTGCTTGTTTTATTGCAAAATTCTTTGTAGCTTAAGGTATGAAAAAAAGGGAAAATATGAACAATTCAAAACTTAAACATTTTAATCCAATGGCTCTCAGAGAGAAATACTCTGCTGAGAACATTAAGAAGAGGACTAATCCTTTTAGTTCTTTTTGGGCTGACAATGATTGGGATAGTCGTAGAAGTGACTTCATCCTTGATGATGAACAACCAGTCAAGAAAGGTGTTGACCACGTTGCGTTGGCATCTTATCGTAGGGCCATTTCAAACTTTGTTACTATCGTTACTAATGATGGTAGTATTCCTGTAAAATTTCAATCTTCTGATAATTCTTATACTGATGGTAAAACTGTCGTTATCGGTTCCAAGATTGATGAAAAGAATTTCGATCCTGTTGTTGGGTTGGCTCTTCATGAGGGTTCACACATCAAACTTTCTGATTTTGATGTAGTTAGAAATCTTGAAAATAACATACCACAAGAATTGTTCGTTAGGGCTGAAAGTCTTGGTTTTCAGAAGTGGGACGTTGTTCAACAAGTTAAGAATCTTCTTAACTATGTAGAAGATAGACGAATTGACTATTATGTTTTCTCTACCTCACCTGGTTACAAGGGTTATTATCACTCTATGTATGACAAGTATTTTCATTCTAAAGTTATCGATAAGGCTCTTAAATCTTCAGAGTATACTTCTTTAGATTGGGATTCATACATTTTCAGAATTATTAATCTTACTAACAAAAATTCTAACTTAGATGCGTTACCATCACTAAAGGACATCTATTATTTCATTTTCAAAAATGGTGGTGGTGTTAAAAATCTAAAAAATACTCAAGATGCTTTAGAAGTCGCACTTAATATTCTTAGACTTGTTTACTCTAATCTTGAACCAATTGTTTCTGATAATGAAGATAGTTCTGAGTCTAATGATGAGTCTGGTGATGGTTCGGATGAACCTAAGAAACTTTCAGATGAAGAGTTTCAAGATATGATGGATAACATGGAGAGTGGTGGTAGTTCCGATAAAGAGTCTAAGGGTGTGGAAGTTGAACTTACAGATGCTCAAAAGAGACAACTTGATAATGCTGTTAAGAAACAAAAAGAGTTCTTAAATGGTGAAACTAAAAAACAAGGTAAGTTATCTAAAAAAGATACTAAGATTGTCAAGACTATGGAAGAGGCTGGTGTTACTCAAGAAACTGCTGGTGAGGGTCTTGAAACTAAGTACGATTACAGAACTAATAGTTACAAAAAGAGTGGTACTAAAGTTATTGTTATCAAGAAGTTGACCAAAGATATGATTGAAGAAGAAATGTTTCCATCGGTTCTCACAAATAGTCATTGGCGTTCAGAAGAGTATGATGCTAATATTTCTCGTGGTATTCAACTTGGTTCTAAACTTGGTAAGAAATTACAAGTTCGTGGTGAGTCACGTGAGACTAAGTGGACAAGACTTGATAGTGGACGTATTGATAAGAGATTAGTTGCCGAGTTGGGTTTTGGTAATGAGAGAGTCTTTTCAACTTCTTTTATTGATAGTTACCAAGATGCTTTTATTCATATTTCAGTTGATGCTAGTGGTTCTATGGGTGGAGACAAGTGGAACAAGTCAATGACTTCAGTAGTTGCGATTTGTAAGGCGGCTTCCATGATTGAAAACCTTGACGTGGTTGTTTCATTCAGAAGTACTCACAATTCAAATCGTTATCACAGAGGTGCTGACATAACTCTACCACTTGTACTAATCGCTTATGATTCTCGTGTGGATAAGTTTTCAAAAGTAAAGAATATGTTTGGTAACATTCATCCAGGTGGAACTACTCCTGAGGGATTATGTTTCGAGGCGATTATGGACGAGATTGTTCCTACGGCTACTAACATTGATAGTTTCTTCTTGAACTTTTCGGATGGAATGCCAATGTTCAGTAACAATGAAATTGATTACTATCACGAAACGGCTGTTAATCACACGAGAAAAATGGTTGACAATATTCGTAATCGTGGTATTCAAGTTCTTAGTTACTTTATTGGTGGTGACTATGGTGATGAAAGAAATCTAAGTGACTTCAGAAAAATGTATGGTAAGGATGCCGAGATGATTGACGTTACTTCAGTAATATCTGTTTCCAAGACCATGAATAAGAAGTTCTTAGAAAAGTAATGTTTAAATGGTTATTGTCAAAATGGTATAAACATAGTCCAACCTGTAATTGTGGTTGGGCTATGAAACCATTTGAAAAAAAACATTTTGAGTTTTATTGGAAATGTGTTTGGCCACAATGTAGTTGGGAAACATATCAAGGTTCTAATGGTAAATTACATTGGTGGAAATAAATTTAAAAAAAGTGAAAATAATGCTTGACCCGTATAGGCTTTTTTTTGTAGCTTAGGGTATAAATAATGAGGTATAAATAATGAATTGGAAACTAATAGGAACAAGAGTTGCGGAATTTTTGACTCTTCTATGGATATTTTTCGTGTTTACATTTTTAATGATATTAGGAAATATATAAAAAAAATGAAAAAAAGTGAAAATAATGCTTGTTTTATTGCAAAATTATTCGTAGCTTTATGTATGAATTATGAGACTTTAACAATCAACTCAATTAAAAAAGGAGAAAAATAATATGAGTAACATTGTTGTAAAAATAGAAAAAAGTGGTAATAGGTATAATGCTTGGGATGCCGATGGTAATAAATTCACGTCCCAAATTACCACAGGTGCTCGTAAGAGGGCATATGAAAATGGTACGGCTCTTGAACAAAGAGTCAATAAGGCTGGTAAAAACTATTGGTGGGCAGTTCCGATGTCTGTCTTTGAGTCTACAAGTGCTCCAGTCTTCGATACATCTTCAGTAGAGGTTCCTGAAGACCATGCTGAAATTCTTAACTTTATCCACGATTCTTATAAACTAAAACCTAAAGGTTTGGTGATGAAAGAATTGAAGTGGAAATATCTTATTAGGTCTGCTGTCAGAGGTAAGAATATTCTTATGACTGGCCCAGCTGGTTGTGGTAAAACAATGGCGGCTAAGTCATTGGTCAATTCACTTGACAGACCAGACTTCTACTTTAACTTGGGTGCTACTCAAGACCCAAGAGCTACTCTGATTGGTAACGTCCACTTCGACAAGAAGAAAGGTACTTACTTTTCAGAATCTTTATTCGTCAAGGCTATTCAGACACCGAATGCCGTTATTCTACTTGACGAGTTATCAAGGGCTCATCCAGATGCTTGGAATATTCTGATGACTGTTCTTGATAGTGGACAAAGATATCTCAGACTTGACGAATCGAATGGTCAAGAGACTATCAACGTCGCCGAGGGAGTTACTTTTGTTGCGACCGCTAACATTGGTAATGAGTATACTTCAACTCGTGTAATGGACAAGGCTTTGATGGATAGATTCATTATTGTTGAGATGGACGTTTTAACTGATGACGAAGAGTTTGGACTACTTCAGTATATGTTCCCTAACGTTGATCCTGAATTATTGAAGGCTGTGTCTGAGATATCTCACACCACAAGAATGGAGTCTAAGTCCGATAATGGTAAGTTGACTAATGGTATTTCTACCAGAACTTCTGTCGAGATGAGTGGACTACTCTATGATGGTTTTGGTCTTGATGAGGCGGCTGAGGTGTGTGTTTATCCTCAGTTCATGGATGATGGTGGTATGGACTCTGAGAGAACTTTCATCAAACAATTAGTTCAGAAGTATATTTCTGATGGTTCTTCCGAAGATTTATTCAATGAGGAAGTGGGAAGTGACGGTATGAGTTAATCTCATACCCGAACTCGTGGGGGGCAGTTTCTCCTTTTTCTGTCCCCCTTTTTTTTAATTTTAAATAGGAAAAGATATGAAAATAGGTATTGATGTAGATGGTGTTTTAAGAGATTTTCAAACGGCTCTACTAAGTAGGATAAGAAAAAGTTATCCACATTATATTGAAACAGAATTTGATGAGATTCCATCGTGGAAGATGGAAGATTGTTTTAATGCTACTAAAGAGGAATTACAACAAATTTATTGGCATGATTATTGTGATGAAATTATGGGTAATGGGCCATCCATAAAAGAAAATGTAGATTTCCTCAGAGATAAACTTAATAGTAAACGTGACTATTCTATAGTATGTGTTACGTCACAAAAACCACATGCTAGACATTTTACTTTAAAGTGGTTAGGTAATCAACAACTTAACTTTGATGAGGTTTATTTTAAGAAGGGTAGACAAAAATGGAAAGTTCCTGTTGATTGGTTAGTTGATGATTCGCCTTCTAACTATCAGGCTTGGATTAAAAATAAAAAAGATTGGAATTACATACTTTTAGATACTATATATAATAGAGGTATTAATCCTATGTATCGAGTTAAAAATCTCAAAGATGCATTTAGTAAAATGGAGTTATAATGAAAGTGATAAAAGATTCAAAGTCAAAAAAAGAAGTAAATTCTTATTTAACAGGAGACGGTGGTGACATCGTAACAATGATGGAAAAAGAGTGGCCAGAGATGACTGCCGAGTTCCGTAGGCTACAAAGAGAACAATATGTATTGTTCTTACATAAACAGCATGATTACGGGCCAGGTAATATTTCAGTAGGTACACAACTTCAGACCGAAGAAGAAATTCAATTGTCACTTACAGGTCTTTGGTTTAGGATGAACGATAAGATACAGAGACTTAAGACTATGTTAATGACCAAGAGAGAGTCTGCTGTTGATGAACCAATGGAAGATGCTTATCTTGATGTTTCTAATTATGGTATAATGGCAACTATAGTGAAGAACGGCAAATGGGGAAAGTAAATGAAAGAAATAATCGAAAGGGTTTTAGAAAGGTTTGGTGACCAGACTAATTTAGGTTCAAAGGCTGCAAGAGAACGTATATCTTCTGAAATAGAAGCAGTGTTGGCAGGTGGGACAAGTGAAGAAGAAAATGATTGGATTTGTGAACATTGTGAAGAAGATACTTCTAATGTAGAGTATGATTATATTGGACATGGTACTAATCATTTACAATGTGATTTATCATATGCACGTGAGGCTGAGGAATGTAGTACACAACATTCTGCTTTATATCCATGGCATAAAGACGAAACAAAACATTTTGCAGATGGATTTCATGAGGGTAGATGGGAAGAAGATGTTAATGTATTATCCGAACAAATAATTGATAATATTTCAGGACAATATGAAATGTTTCCTGAACTACAAAAATATATTTATGAAAGTCCTGATGGTGGTAAAACAATATATAGAAGACCCATCGGAGATTATAAAAATGAAAACAGAGTAAAGTTAAGTAAAGAGGAATGGGAAAATGAAAAAAACAGAATGGTCTGAGTTTGATAAGTACACAGTCATGGCAGACAAATCAAATAGAGTTAAATTAGGATATCAACATTTTTTAACGTTCAAAATTGTTATGGAAAAAATTAGGTCAATGTTAAAGTCACCTCAAGGTGGTTCATTTAATCTGATTGGTGATACTTATATAAAAACACCTACACATGATGAGGTCATGAAATGTTTAGATGCAGTTGATGATTGTAGATATCATGATTTAATAACAGCCGTTGCACACAGAATGAATATGTCTTATATGTTGAGTGCTTCTTAGGAGATTTGATATGGCTAAAAAACCAGCGTCATTTGAATATAATGGCACATTAGTTAAAGTTTTAGATGGAGACACAATTGATGCTTATATTGATTTAGGTTTCGATTTAAAAATAAAAAAAAGAATTAGATATATGGGTATCGATACTTGGGAAAGTAGAACTCGTGATTTAGAAGAAAAGAAAAAAGGACTAGCTGCAAAAGCTCGTAATAAAGAGTTGTTGGAGTCTGGTACTTTTAAGATTGTTTCACATGGAACAGGTAAATTCGGTAGAGTGTTAGGTGAAGTTTTTGTTGAAACAGAAAATGGTTTAGAAAGTGTAAATCAAATTCTAATCAATGAAGGACATGCTTACGAATACGATGGTGGTAAGAAAAAGAAGTTCATAGCAGAAATCAAAGAAGAAAAAGCAGCTAAGAAAGAAGACTTAGTTGATAAACCAGCAGAGGAAAGTTAATGAATATAACAATTCAATATTGTACTTCTTGAGGATATCTAAACCAAGCTCTCAGTTTGAGAGAATCAATAGAAAAAAAATTTGGTGTAAAGGCTGAATTGATAAAAGGTACAGGTGGTGTATTTGAAGTAGATATGTACAATGAATACAGAGATGCAAGACATAAACTTTTTAGTAAAAAAGAATTGGGTAGGTTCCCAAATGAAAATGAAGTTGAAGACTTAATTGAAGGAATAGAATCGGTAACATAGATAAGGCAAAGGTTATAATTGAAGTATTTAGTTTTAAAGAATCACATGACTCCTGATGGTGTATTATATCAAAATGAAGTTGTAAAAGAACACTCTGAAGTACAAGCAAAAAATCACATAAGAGTCAAAGATAGCATGGGAAGAATTTGGACAGTTCCAAAAAATATTTTAAAAAAGAAAAATTAAATTACATTTTAGTGCGGTTAGACACTATATATAGATGTATCAAGAATGATACAATTAATGACAAATGAAACATAATAAAATAAGGATAAGCTAATGGATATTAATGCAATTAGAAAGCGATTAAATCAGTTACAAACCACAAATACCAGAACTTCCAATCTTTGGAAGCCACAACCTGGTAAAACTCAAATCAGAATAGTACCAAATAAATCAAATACAGACATTCCATTTATAGAATTGTTTTTTCATTATGATTTAGGCGGGAAATCTTATTTATCACCTATCTCTTTCGGTAGACCAGACCCTATTGAGGAATTTGCAAACAAACTCAAGTCAAGTGGTAATCGTGAGGATTGGAGACTCGGTAAAAAGTTAGAAGCCAAAATGAGAACTTTCGCACCTGTGATTGTTCGTGGTGAAGAAAACGAGGGTGTAAAGTATTGGGGATTTGGTAAAACAGTTTACCAAGAACTTCTATCTATCATCGCCGATCCAGATTATGGTGATATATCCGATCCTGTTAGTGGACGTGACGTTGTAGTCGAATTCAAAACAGCAGAGGAAGTTGGAGCTTCTTTTCCAAAAACTACTATCCGAGTAAAACCTAATCAAACTGCTCTATCTGATGATAAGATTCAGTTAGAAAACTTTTTGAGTAATCAGAAAGACATCAATGAGATTTATCAAGAATTATCTTATGATGAGTTGACAGAGGCTTTACAGGCTTGGTTAACACCAAGTGATGATGAGGATGATAGTGACGTGGAAGAGGCAGTATCTACATCTAAAGTAGCTGATACTCCTGTATCTAATACTACAGATGCCTTTGACGAGCTATTCAGTAAGTAAATCACAAATAAAAAGGTGGTTAAGGTTAAGAGCCACTGTTAAGAATAGAGGAACACTCCGTCTTTCTGGAACCACCTTTTGTTTTTTTAAGGAGAAAATATGTCAGTAAGAGATGACCTTGCGAATGTTTTGGCTTCTGATATCAATAAGAAGTTTAAAGATTCAAAAGTTGCATACTTTTTGGATGGTTCAGATACCACACCAACAGATGTAACTGATTTTGTTTCTACAGGTTCTACCACTTTGGATTTGGCTATATCTAATAGACCAAATGGTGGTATTGCTGTTGGTAGAATAACAGAGTTAAATGGATTAGAATCAAGTGGTAAATCTTTATTGGGTTCCCATATATTAGCAGAGACCCAAAAGAAAGGTGGTGTTGCAGTATACATAGATACTGAGACTTCAGTTAGTACAGACTTTTTAGGTGCTATTGGAGTTGATGTTGGAAGTATGTTGTATCTACATCTTGAAACAGTAGAAGATATCTTTGAGGCTATCGAAGAACTCGTAACTAAGATTAGAGAATCAGATAAAGATAGACTCGTTACTATTTTAGTTGATAGTTTGGCAGCTGCAACTACTCGTACTGAGTTAGCTGGTGACTTCGATAAAGATGGTTGGGCTACTTCTAAGGCCATAATCATATCAAAGGCTATGAGAAAGATTACTCAAATGATTGGTAGACAAAAAATATGTTTAGTATTTACTAATCAGTTAAGACAAAAATTAGGTGTAATGTTTGGTGACCCTTGGACAACAAGTGGTGGTAAGGCATTACCATTTCATGCTTCAACAAGAATTAGATTAAAGAATGTTGGACAAATTAAAAAAGGTAATGATACGGTTGGTATGAAAATGAGAGCTCAAGTCGTTAAGAATAGACTCGGGCCACCAATGAGAAGTGCTGACTTTAATTTATTTTTCGAAACAGGCCTTGATAACAATGGTAGTTTATTACAAGTACTTAAAGATAATAAGATTGTTAAACAAGGTGGGTCTTGGTATACTTTAGATTTTGATGGGGATGAGATTAAATTTCAATCAAAAGATTGGGATGCTTTATTGAAAGATAGACCAGAAGTGTATGACTATTGTTATGAAAAAGTTTGTGAAGCTTCGATTCTAAAGTATGACCCTAACTTCGGTATTGATGATATAGCAATCGAAGAAACACCTGATGAAGAACAATAAAAGATACATTTCAATTCTTGAAAGTATTAAGAACAACGGCGGTAATTTAGAGGACGGAACAAAAAACGATAAAGTGTTGATTATAGATGGCCTGAATACTTTTATTAGAGTATTTAGCGTTATGCCAACTACTAACGAGGATGGAATTCACGTTGGTGGAATAGTTGGCTTTCTTAGGTCAATTGGTTATAGTATAAAAACTCTAAATCCCACTCGTACTATCATCGTGTTTGATGGTAAGGGTGGGTCAAACCGCCGTCGCTCTTATTATTCAAACTATAAAGAGAATAGAAAAACACGTACACGTCTAAATAGAGTTCATAGTTTTGACAACATCGAGGATGAACGTAAAAATATGATGATGCAGTTTAGTAGGTGTATAGAATATCTTGAACATTTACCTTTAACAATTTTATCAATCGATGGTATAGAGGCTGATGATACAATAGGTTACATTGCTAAACAAGTTCTGAAAGATTCTAAAATAGATATTATGTCTACTGATAAAGATTTTCTTCAGTTGGTTGATGATAGAATTAAAGTCTGGTCACCCACAAAGAAAAAAAGATATGATGTTGAAAACTTTGAAGAAGAATATGGAATAAGACCAAATAATTATTTATTATTAAGAATGTTTGAGGGTGATAGGTCTGATAACATTAGTGGTGTAAAAGGGATAGGTAAAAAAACTTTGTTGAAAAACTTTCCATGGCTAACAGATGGAAATCAATATACCTTAGAAGATGTAATGAAAGTCGCAACTGCCAAAGAAAAAGAAAACAAAAACTTTTATGGAAAAATTATTGAATCAAAAGAAACTTTATTTCTCAATAGAAGATTGATGCAACTCAATGATGTTGATATACCTAATTCAGATAAATTAAAAATAATGAGTAAGGTTGACGAAAAGATTCCTAATTTGGCTAAGATAAAATTTCAACAAATGTTTTTAGAAGACAGAATGTTTAATACTTTACCTAATCTTGATAGTTGGTTATTGTCTACTTTCAATCAATTAAACAAATACGCAAAAAAAGATTGAATATGGGACGCCGTAGAATATATTTAACTAAGGATGAGAAACAAAAAGCTCAACGTAGATGGCAAATGGAACACTACTGGCGTAACTCAGAAAAGATAAAGAAAAAAGCACGTGAACGTTATAGAAATAAAAAAGCTGCAATGATACTAAAAGAAAAGGAAAAAGACCTATATGGCGAATAATGATACTTTAACTTCGTATGGGCCAAATTTTCAAATCAAAATAATATCTTGTTTGTTATCAGATAAGGTATTTCTACAAACAATATTCGATATAATTAATCCAAGTTACTTTGATTCAGATGGTAACAAATTACTTATCAAAATGATAATGGGTTATTTTACTGAGTACAAAACTAAACCTACTCTTGACGTACTTAAAGTTAAGATAGATAAAATAGATAGTGATGTATTAAAAGTCTCTGTAGTAAAGAACTTAAAAGAAGCTTGGAGACAAATCGAATCAGAAGATTTGGACTATGTAAAAAATAAGACACTTGAATTTTGTAGGAATCAAGTTATCAAGTCTGCTATCATGGAGTCGGTGGAATTACTTGAAGGACAAAATTATGATGGTATAAAAAAAGTAATAGATGAGGCTATGAAGGCGGGTAGTAGTCGTGATATTGGTCATGATTATGTAGAGGGTTTGGAAGAAAGATTAACCGAATCTGTTAGGGATGTGGTTTCTACATCATGGGATGTAATAAACGAGGTTATGGATGGTGGTTTAGGTAAAGGTGAACTTGGTGTTATTGTTGCTCCAGCTGGTATTGGTAAGACTTGGATGTTACAAGTATTGGGTTCTGCAGCTGTCAAAGCTGGTTTAACAGTTGTACATTATACCTTAGAGTTGAATCAAACTTATGTCGGATTAAGATATGATACTGTTTTTAGTGGAGTCACTACTGCAAACATAAAGTATCATCAAGATGATGTTAAAAAAGTTATTGAGAGATTACCAGGTAAGTTGGTGATAAAATATTATCCTACAAGGTCTGCAACAGTTCCTACTTTGGCATCACATCTTAAACAATTAGATATACAAAGTATAAAACCAGATTTAGTTCTTGTAGATTATGCAGATATACTTAGGGATGTTGGTGGAGCAAGAGAGGTTAGACATCAGTTAGGTAATATTTACGAGGACTTAAGAGGTATGGCTGGTGAATTTGATTTACCAGTATGGACTGCATCACAGGCAAATCGTTCATCGTTAGAGGAAGAAGTTATAGATGCATCAAAAGTTGCGGAGTCTTATTCAAAGGTTATGACTGCAGATTTCGTAATGTCGGTTAGTAGAAAAGTAGAGGATAAAGTTGCAAATACTGCAAGAGCTCATGTCATTAAAAATAGATTTGGAGTTGATGGTATTACTTATCCTGTAACAATGAACACCAATATAGGAAAGGTGGATATATTTGAAAGTAGTACTGTAAGTGGAATGGAAGTACAAGGAAAGATGAATAATTCTGAAGAATACTTACGACAAATGGCTGGAAAAAAATTCACAGATTATAGTAAAAAAGTTGAAGGACTTGAGTAAAGATTATCATATATATAATAGTTATATAAGGTCACACTAATGAAGACGAAATAAAAATAAGGTAAGTCGTATATGGAACAGAAATTTAAGTTATCAGATAATTTTATATCAAAGTATAAAAGGAAAAAAGCTCCTTTTGGTTTTAATGGATTAGGTGAATTGGTTTACATGAGAACCTATTCAAGAATTAAAGAAGACGGAAAAAACGAGAGATGGTGGGAAACGGTTCAAAGGGTTGTAGAGGGAACTTACTCTATGCAAAAGAAATGGATTGAATCACACCAATTAGGGTGGAACGCGTGGCAAGCTCAAGCGTCAGCTCAAGATATGTATGAGCGGATTTTCACAATGAAGTTCTTGCCTCCTGGTCGCGGTCTGTGGGCTATGGGAACACCAATCACAGAAGAAAAGGGATTATATGCCGCCCTAAACAATTGTGCATTTGTATCAACAAAAACACTTAAAGAAGATTATGCAAAACCATTTTGTTTCTTGATGGATGCATCAATGTTAGGAGTTGGTGTTGGATTTGATACAAAAGGTGCAGGAGAAATAATAGTTAAAGGAGTTGAAAAAGACAGAGACGAACAAGTATTTGAGATACCAGATACTCGTGAGGGTTGGGTCGAATCTCTAAAGTTATTATTAGAAAGTTATTTTCATGGACAAGCTCCAATCGAATTTAACTACACAAAGATAAGACCAGCAGGTGAACCCATACATGGTTTTGGTGGAGTATCAAGTGGACATGAACCATTGTTGGAAGTACATGAAGAAATAAGAAAGGTATTGGAAAAGAATAGTGGTGAACCAATTTCAGTTACCACAATCGTGGACATTATGAATCTCATAGGAAAGTGTGTAGTCGCGGGTAATGTTAGAAGAACTGCTGAGATTGTATTTGGTGACCCACATTCAGAAGAATATTTAGATTTAAAGAATTATAAAGTTAATCCTCATCGTGACCAATATGGTTGGACAAGTAATAATAGTATATTTGCAGAACTTGGTATGGATTACACCGAAGTATCAAAAAGAATTGTAGACAATGGTGAACCAGGTTTAGCTTGGTTGGATAATATGAGAACCTACTCTCGTATGAAAAATGGTGGAGACGACAAAGACCACAGAGCAATGGGTGGTAATCCATGTTTGGAACAAACGTTAGAATCATATGAATTGTGTTGTTTAGTAGAGACCTTTCCTGATAACCATGATTCATTTGAAGATTATGCTCGTACACTAAAATATGCATATTTATATGCAAAAACAGTTACATTAGGTAGAACTCATTGGTCAGACACCAATAGAGTTATGTTAAGAAACCGAAGAATCGGTTGTTCTGTAAGTGGGGTTGCTCAATTTATTACTCACAGAGGAATCGATGTACTTAAGGAGTGGTTAAATGATGGATATGATGTCATTCAAAAATGGGATGCAACATATTCTGATTGGTTTGCCGTACCAAAGTCAATTAAAACTACTTCAGTTAAACCATCTGGCACCGTTTCACTATTGGCTGGTGCTACTCCAGGTTTACATTATCCCGAAAGTAGATTTTATATTAGAAGAATTAGGGTATCTAAACATTCAGAATTGTTGGAACCTATGAAAAAGGCAGGTTATAAAATAGAACCAGCATTTGGTTCAGAGGACACTACGATGGTTGTAGAAGTTCCTGTAGATGTCGGAGAGGGTATTAGGACTGCAGGAGAACTTTCAATTTGGGAACAATTTAGTTTGGCTGCATTTATGCAACGACATTGGGCAGATAACCAAGTAAGTTGTACGGTGACTTTTGACCCTAAAAAAGAATCCGAACAAATTGAACCAGCTTTAAACTATTATCAATATCATCTAAAAGGTATTAGTCTGTTACCAAGACATGACTATGGAGCTTATCCACAAATGCCTTATGAAGCTATTGATGAAAAAGAGTACAATAAACAAGTTAAAAAACTTGGTAAACTATCGTTTGGTGTTATTAAAAATGAAGAAGCGGATATAGATAAGTTTTGTAATAATGATTCTTGTGAAGTGCCATCGTTGACAGGTGATAACGATGACCAAGAATATGCGAACTAAATTTCACATACAAAAGCGGACAGGCAGAAGACACACCTGTAGAAAAATGTGTCTATTAATGAACAAAGTAGGAGATGATTATGAAATATCGTAATCTACTTGTATCAGTTCTCATGATTAGTGGGTTGGTTGCACAATCCATAGTTGGAACAGTAACTGATGCAAGCTCAAAACCACTTGAAGGAGCAAACGTCATTGTAGTCGGTACTGATTTAGGTGCTGTCTCAGATAAAGATGGTTCATATTTGGTAGATGTTTTACCAGGTGAATACAATGTAATTGTATCTTTCATAGGTTATAAATCTTCAACACAATCCGTTGTGATTGGAGAAGACAATGTGAATGTTGATTTTGAATTGACAATTGACGCACTCACATTAACAGACGTTGAGGTATTAGCATCTCGTGCGTCTGAAACCACTCCTGTTGCTTACACTAATGTTAGTAAAGAAGAAATGGAAATAAGACTTGGTTCCCAAGATATTCCGTTGATTCTAAATACGACACCAAGTGTATACGCTACTGGTCAAGGTGGAGGTGCGGGTGATGCCCGTATAAACATTCGTGGGTTTAACCAACGAAATGTTGCAGTTATGATTAATGGTGTTCCACAAAATGACATGGAAAACGGATGGGTTTACTGGTCTAATTGGGACGGAGTAGGAGATGCAACTTCTTCTATTCAGGTACAAAGAGGACTAAGTGCGGTAAACTTAGCTACACCATCGATTGGTGGAACAATGAACATCATAACCGACCCTGCATCTTTTGAAAGAGGTGGAAAGGTGAAACAAGAAGCTGGTAGTGGTGGTTTTCTAAAAACTACCATGAACTACAATTCAGGACTAATTAATGATAAGTTAGCTCTTAGTGGAACTATTGTTCGTAAAACTGGTGATGGAATCATCGATGGTACATGGACAGACGCTTGGGCTTATTATTTTGGTGGTTCTTATGCTCTGAGTGAAAAACAGAGATTTGAATTGTATGCTATTGGAGCACCACAAAGACATGGTCAGAATCTATACAAACAGAATATCGCAACTTACTCTCAAGAGTTAGCTGGTGACATCGATGGATACGATGAAACTGCTTTCTCTGAAGGTGAGAAGTTTGAAACTGAGGCTGGTAGATTCTTCAATCAGAATTGGGCACCAGTTGACCCACAATACAAAGGCCAACAATATTGGTATATGTATGGTGCAAGAACAACTGATAGGTATAGTCCAAATCTGTTGAATGAAAGAGAAAACTTCTTTCATAAACCATTAGTAAACCTAAACCATTTTTACGAAATTAATGAACAGATGAGATTAAGTTCAGTTCTTTATTGGAGTGGTGGTTCAGGTGGTGGAACAGGAACTTACGGAAGTGTAAGTAGAAGTCCTGCAGTTGAAGGGGAACGATGGTATGCATCTTCACCTTGGACATGGGATTGGAATTCTGAGATTGAACAGAATTCTAACAATATTGATTCTGCTTGGTCTGTAGATGAAAATCGTTCCACAGGTATTTTACGTAACTCAATCAATAGACAGAACACCTATGGTTTGATTTCTAAATTAAACTATGATGTGAATGATGAAATAGAAGTTCAGTTTGGTATTGATTGGAGAACTGCTGGTATAGAACATGCTAGAGAAGTTCGTGACTTACTTGGTGGAGACTACTATGTAGACTACGCTGACGACAATTTTGCTGATGGTAAGAAAGTTGGATTAGGTGATATTATTGCTTATCACAACAACACCACAGTAGATTGGTTTGGTGCTTTTGTACAAGGTCAATACGATACTGAAAAGATAAATCTATATGGTATGGGTGGTATCTCTACCATTGGGTATACTTATCAAGACCACTTCTCTGTAGACAAAGAAGTTGTTGAGGCTGATAACATTACTACTTTTCAAGTTAAAGGTGGTGGTAGATACAATCTTGATGACAGACTTTCAGCATTTGCTAATGTTGGGTATGTTCAGAAACCGCCGATTCTTG